CGATGCAAGAGGCGAGCGCGGATATGATCCGATACCAGAAGGCAATACTCCGCTTATTGCTAATGGTTATGTCCCTCTTCAAAGCACCGTAAATACCGCTCCCGTGCCCGTAGCGACTCGAAAACTCTTAACCCGAGCAAATGCCAAGCTACCTATAGTTACAGCCGATGCAAAGGACCTCTTTTGGAGAAACTTTGACGGGATAACTGAAGCGAATGCAGGTAGTCTTGAAAATGTAATCGAGATGATCATAGCACAAATCAAAGAGCAAGTTTTTCAGCTTGCAGATGATGGCGTGTTAACTCTTGCGACTGTAGATGTTTCACCCGAAGAGCTTGCAAAGTACGATGCAATTATAGCAGAGGCTGCAAATCAAGTAGCACAAGAACTCTATGCGACTCTTGCAATCGAGGGCGGCGTGCCTCCGACTGCAGAGGTTATCGCCTTGGTCGAAGAGTCAAGCGCTCAAATCCGAGATTCTATCGGAGTTATCAAGCAAGAAGTACAAGCGACTTTGACTGCAAACGCCGGTAAGGATAAAGAAGAGCTTTTCAAGATTCTAAATACCAAATTCGACTCTTTGCAAACAAGCAGAGCGCGTGCGATTGCGAATACAACGAGCGCAAATGTTACAAGCGGAATGCAATATGCCGTGTACAAAGATGAAGGCTTTGAGATGGTATGGCTAACACAAAGAGACGGCCGCGTAAGACCCGCTCATGCTGCTATGGAAGGCTCGACTCAAGGCGCGGATGGATACTTTACGGTAGTGACTGAAGTTCGCGATAAAGAAGGCAATATCATTGAAGTCAAAACCGAGAAAGCGAAGCGCCCGCTTGGTAGTGGACTAAGCGCTTCAAATGCAGTGAACTGCAGATGCCAATTATTCCCCGTGGAAGCCTAATGAGCTACAAGCCTAACAAAGGAATGCAAGAAGAAGCAGAGCGTGCTATCCGTTGGGTCGAAGAAGGCCGCAAAGGTGGTACTCGCATAGGTAAAATCAGAGCGCGCCAAATAGCACGCGGCGAGAATCTAAGCGAGGATACTGTTAAGCGTATGTATTCTTTTTTCTCAAGGCAAGAAGGCGTAAAAGATGCTGAAGGCTTCGAGCCTGGTGAGGATGGATATCCATCACCTGGTAGAGTCGCTTGGGGTCTTTGGGGTGGTGATCCCGGATACAGTTGGTCAAAGAACATAGTAGAGCAATTAAAAAATAGAGGTTTTAATATGGATTTAATAACACGCGAGCTGAACCTACAACTTAGGGACGGCTACGAATACGAAAAAGAGGAAGGCTACGAAGAAAAAGAGAATGATATCTATACATTCGTAGTATCGACTCCCGAAGTTGACCGGTATGGGACTATCATAGTTCCAAGTGGAATAGACTATCAAGCATATCTAAATAATCCCATAGTCTTAGCTCAGCATGACTCGGATGAGTGGCCTATCGGTCGATGTTTGGGTTTTGCAATGAATGGCGAAAACCTAGAAGCTACAATTCAAATTGAGTGTATTACTGAAGAAGGTAAGAAACTCAATAAGCTAATTAATGCAGGTTTTGTAAAGGCCGTTTCAGTTGGTATCATACCAAATGAATACGAAGATAAAACAATCGACGGTCAAAAGGTAACTATTTACACAAAGTCCGAACTTGTAGAGTTTAGCGTCGTATCAGTTCCTGCAAATCGTCAAGCTTTGCTTAAGAAATCTATGAAGACTTTACTCCAAGATTCAATCAATAAATACAAAAAGGAAAAGAGAATGTTAACCCCAGAGATCGAAGCCAAGATCAAAGACGAACTTCTTCCGGCAATTAAGGAAGCGTTTGTCAATGAGGTAATTAATCTCGGCTTTTCACCTGAAGAAGCCGAAGCATCCGTAAACGCTTTTATTACTGCAGGCGCTCCTCCTATGCTAGCAGTTTTGCAAGGCGAAGTCGCACCCGAAGTAGCCGAAGAACCAGCCGCCGCCGAGCCCCCAGTCGAAGTGGTAGCCGAGTCCATCGAGGCTAGTTTTGAGGTTCCTGAAACTCGCGTAGGAAAGAAAATTGCAGCTTCAACACAAGCGCAAATTAATGAAGGTATGGATATGATTCAAAACGGTTACAAGATTATCAAATCTGCAGTAGCTGGCGAAGCAGGCCGTTCAATTACTTTGAACATGCCTAAAAAACTCAATACAGACGAATTACTCAATTTAATCTAAGGATATTGCATAATGGAAAACATTATCGTAACAAAAGACCAACTCAAAGAAGTTGTTGACCGCAAAGTAGCTGATCAACTTCGTACACAAAAGCCATCAAGTAACAATGGCTTTGTAACAATCAAAGCAGATCATGATGCACGCCGCGATCAAGCTCGCGTAGTAGCTGATTATATTCTTGCAGTTCACAAAGGCCGCGAAGGCCAAGCAGACGATATCGCACGCAAAGCAAACGAAAAGTACATCACAAGAGCTGACTTTAATACCGGTACAGCATCTCAAGGTGGCGCGGCGGTTCCTCAGTTTTGGGTAGAAGAGATCATGAATTTTGCAGATCAGTATGGATATGCAAGAGCACTCGCGAAAATCTATCCAATGCGTGGCAAAACAGAGAACCTCGTATCAAGCGGCGCGTTCACAGGCGCGGTGGTTGCTGAAGGTTCTGGTCTTACTTTGACTGACTCAACTAACTTCTTTACAGCGACTCAACTTACAGCTCGTAAGATTGTAGCAGGTGCGATTATCTCTGAAGAGCAACTTCAAGATGCAACCCCTGCATTCTTGGATTATGTAGTAAACGGTCTTGGCCGCGCTCTTGCTGAAACAGAAGACAAGCAGTTCTTCAATGGTAATGGTACAGCTCCAAACTTTACAGGCTTAACAGGTATCTCCGGAACTACAACAGTTCGCCAAGGTGGTGCTAATAACTCTGGTAAGGATACATTCGGCGAAATCTCATGGACTGACCTTTGGAACTTGCGCCTCGGTGTAAATTCCGGCGTTGGTGCAAATGGTGCTTTCGTAGTGCCTCAATCAGTTTTCGGATTCTTGATGAAAGAAACAGCAGGCTCACGCCCTGTTTTCGACATGGTTCGTCCAATCGAAATCACATCAATCGGCTTGACAGCGCTTACAGGTAATTCATACTTTACTCCAACAGGCCGCCCGATGCATGTCGTGCCAGATGCACTCTTCCCAACAAGTGCAGCGAATACAGCATCTGCATTCTATGCTGATTGGAATCAGTTTACTGTTATGGGTATCCGCGAGGATGTAACTGTTAACGAATACAAAGAGTATTTCGGTGCGACTGGTTTGGGTGGTACTCACCAAAAAGGTATCGAAGTTGTCGAGCGCGTTGCATTCGCATTCCCAGCTCCAAGTGCTATCGGTGTTCTCAAAACTTCAACAACCTAATTAGGTGATTTATGCTCGTAGATGTAATTCTAATCGAGCCGTATAAAGGTGTTTCGGCAGGGTATGAGACTTCTCTTCCTGCCGAGATTGCCGAGGCTCTTATTAAACAAGGCAAGGCGAAGGATGCAAAGCCCGCGCCGAAAGTAGAAACAAAGAAAACAGGTAAATAACCATGCCATATACAAGCGCAAATCCGAGGGCGTTTAATGCTCTCATGACCTTTCTTAATTTGGAAGTTAATGGCGATCCGACCTCCGAGGATACGGCGCTGTATACTTGGTTTGATGACCTGATAACAACTTGCTATGTAGAGGCTGAAGGCTATTGCGGTCAGCCTCTTCGTAGTGGGACGATATATTACCAATTTTACGCCTCAAAAGCCCAACGCGGCCTCGAAGCTAATCACTCGTGGAAATATATACCCTACAATGCAAACACGGCTCTTACGGCTTTGCAGTGGCGCGAGAATGAGTTTGCAACTTATGCGAACTTTGACGCGGCTAACTATGCATGGAACGCCGAGCCGTATGCTAATTACATTGTCTTTCGTGATAAGACAAATGGACAATTTAAGGCGACGCTTACGACGGGCTTCAGTGATGCGTCTATGCCTTATACAATCTTGCAAGGCATAGCCGAAATGGTCACTCTTGCATACAAGCAAAGCCCTCAAGGCGGTAATTGGTTCGGGCTTAACTCCGTCGCTACAGGCGGCGCGGGTCAAACAGTCAGCCAATCGCTCAAGACCGATATAGGATGGCATAAATACTTTGCGCAGTTCGTTATACCAACGGTGTAATAATGATCAACAGTGAGGCTTTAAAGGGCATTTTACGGCCTGTTATTCTGAAGAGCTTGGAGCGCATGCCTTTTGTGATGCAGGCGTATATCGGAGCTAATATGAACTTCCAAGGTCAAGCCGATAGGATAGCGCCATCAAAGAGCGATAAGCTAACAACTTACTCAGGCGCTCTCTTCCGTAGCTTTGCCAAAGGTCAAACTGGTAATGTTTTCAAAGTCTCCGAGCAAGGTGGTAACTTTGAGGTAGAATACGGATCGAGTATAAAATACGCGGCTATTCATGAATTCGGTGGCTTCATAAAGGCTACTCCCGTGACCGTAATTAAAAGCAAGAGCGGTCGAAAGATGAATAAGTCAACATATGTTATGGCTCAGTTTTTTTGGGCTAAGTATTACACTACTAAGCAGCCATACTTCAAACGGCTTGCACTTGGAGTTGAGAAAAACGGCGGCGTAAACATACCAGCCCGCCCGTACTTTAATCCTGCAGTCGAAAAGTTACGCAATGATGGCAAATTCGCAAGTAATATAAGACAAGAAGTCATAAACGGAATACAACAATGGCAAGAGAATCAGCGGCGATCAAATCCATAGCAGATAGACTTCGCACAATGAGCGGAGTCAAAGTCTATGACCAAGTAATGCTCGATAAATGGAATACCTATCAATTTCCTTTTGTCGGCGTTTTATCAGGTGCAGATGCTCGCGAGGTAATAGGACTTGAAGACGATTCCGCCTTTGCAAATAAAGGCACGCTGGATATCTACTTGCTTGTCGGAGTGCAAGTAAAAAAGAATAGCACGGCGGGTAAGGCTAATTTAAGAGAAGGACTTGCAGACTTATGCGAGGCAATTGAGAATAAGCTTACAAACTATAAGCCCGATATCTATGAGTCCGATTACGAAAGGACATATTTTGCGCCCGTGCATTTTATCGACGCGCAAGCGGTCACATTCAATGACGATGAAACGAAAGGCATATCTTTCATGACTTTTAGGACGGTATATTACAGAGGAGATGTATGAAGTTAAGTGCATGTGTAATCTTTCAGGATGGAGATGACCTGAAAGGATGGAGGGATTCTTTACCTAGTGATAATGTCGAAGTCGTAGCACTTCGCACGGCGGTAAATCCGAAACTTAAAGAGCCTGTTTTTCAAGAAGTCGGTCGCATTGATGACCATATAGTTCTCTCATGGGAATATCCAGACTTTGAAGAGTATTTCGACTTCAGTTATTGCAGAAATAAGCTCGATGAGTATGCGACTGGAGACTGGATTCTGCACATGGATTCAGACGAGCGCCTTGCAAGTCCCGTAGATGAGTTTTGGGCGTATATCCAAGAGCTTAACGATAGCGAAGCGGTCGCAGCTTATTTGTCAATTGCAGGATGCAATGCTGATCTTGACCCCCAATATACGCACATTCGCAAACGCTACAACATACCAGCAATGCGACTCCACCGCCGAAGCGCGTTTCTCAAATGGCAAAGAATATGCCATGAGACGCTCGAAGTAGATCCGAATGGAACGGTCGTAGCTGATACTGACATATTGCTATACCACAAAGGATATAGCCAAGACACTGAAGTCTTAATGCATAAAGCAGAACGAAACGGCGGCTTGATGGTAAGAGAATACACACGCGATAAATCACAAAGAAACTGGGATTATTTAGTTAACACTTTCGCATATTTAAAACAATTATCTAAGAGGTAATATCATGGTAGTAGGCGGCGCTAACCTTAGCGTATTCTATACAGCAAATGAACTCGGTACAGCCCCTTCAGTCGGCTCTACTGCAATTCATACAATGAAGCGCAAAATCAAGACTTCATTAACACGCACAACTTTTACAATCGATCAAAACGAAGACAATCCAGAACTCACTTCATTCCTTGAAAACTATGCACCTATTACAACTGTCACTGCAGATCAAGGGGAATATGAGGACGGGACAAAGTTCAACTCTTCACAAGCGACAAGCGATACACTTTTGCAAATCGTATACGGTGGTGTTGATACAACTCTAAACAAGCGTAAGGTTGTTTTGATGCTATGCAAATTGGCGCAAGACGCGGGCGCGTTTGACCAAGAATCAGGTAAGTACACAAAGCCAAAAGTAGGCGGCGATGTGGTAAATAACGATACAGACTTGGTTATCCCTGCAACTTACTTTTTGACTACTCTTGTAAGCGGTGCGACTGCGGTCACAATCCCTTCAAAGATTGGTTACAAAGAGATCTGGTTTACAGCCCCTTAATTCACACGGGGCGGGCAAAACCCGCCCCATTATTTTTACTATGGAGATAGCATGAAATTATATCTAAACGAAACAGCACACGAAGTAGCACTCTATTCAAAATTGACCCCCGCTCTTTATGACAAGGTTACGCCGCTTCTCTCAGAACTTGCAAATACTAAAGGCGCGCAAGCAGCCGCCGA